TCAATAGCGCCCTTGCTTATCACATGGCATCCAATTTTTACACCGCCATCAGGTAGGGTATGGTCAAACGTATAAGGGCCAATTTCTACCCCACGGGCCAACGTGCCGGCCTGGTATGCCTGAATGGCCTTTAAGGCCTCTTCAATATCGACACGGGCGCCCCATGACGTTTCCACGGCGCCGTCAATTAAGCGCAATTCTACTGGGAAGTCATGCAAGTTGGCGCTATAGGGTATTCGATCTCCGCGGCGCCAGGCCTCAAGGTGTTTCATATTTATTTCCCTTGCCCTGGCTTCTCTTGCTTCCTGGCGCTTCGTTTCCGCCTCTTCCCATTGCGCGGCCTTATCCCGTATTGCATGGGCTTCCTGGTCACTTAATACTGGGAAACCGCTATTGACGGGCAATTCATATGCTTGTGCATAATCGATATAATCTTGATAAAATGCTTGGGCTGCGTCCATATAGGAAGCGCCATGCCGCAAGGCCCGCTTTGCTCTTTTGACGCAATCCGCGGCCATATAATAAAAGAAGGCAATATTTTCGCTGTGGTCCGTGGCTGAAAGATTTACGGGATCCGGACACGGCGCATAAATTGAGCGGAAGCGGGAAGTATCCAAGGCCCGGCGGAAGTGCGATATATGGCGCTTTGTCGTGTTTGAATACCCATTCTCCCGGAATAAAACAAGCTCCCGGCATGACGCCTGGCGCCCGGTTTTAAAGGCGATTAGATAATGGCCATAACTATACGCCCGTGGGCCGCGGAAAGAACAATTTGACGCCTTGCCTTCCCTATTTTGGTCTGTATTATTGGCCCATATATGGCCGATTTCGTTATTGTTAAACCTTGTGCGCATATTATCTCCTTTGTCTGTTATTGTCTTTTACTTTGCCCACACATTGCCACAAGCCCGTTCTTTTTGCGCCGGTGTGAAAGCCTCAAGCGCCCGCGCCCCTTCAATAATAATGCGCGCCATTTCTGCCGTGCATTCTTCAGGCGTCCTACATAGGCACTTGCCTTCCGCATGGTTAGAAAGATCGTCCGCTATTCTTAAAACCTGGTTATACTTTGACATTTTATCCGCTCCTTGTTTGTTTGTTTGTTTGTTGTGTTTTATGTTCTAAGTATAATTGATGTTTTTTGTTTTGTCAAATAAAAAGATTGAATTATTTTTTGTGCTATGTGCCGATATTCCGCGCCCGTCGGGAAGGGGATTGATGTTTTTTGTTTTGTGGAGCTTTTTATTAATAGTTAATGCTAAACCCTGGTTGGGAATAGAATAGATACAACATTTTAAAATTTTAAAATTATATATATGCGTTCTGCACGTTTAAACTGTTTTTGACGTGGGGTTTTTCTCCCCGGAAAAAATCAGAAAAGTTTATGCGTTTTTCTAAGCACACTATTCATCAAATCTTTGTTGATTAATCATCAACGGAGCGTTAGGCATTGCCGTGCCTTGTCGGCTGGTATTTTTGTGACCTTGTTGGTCCTCATAGCATGGCATGGCATGGCATGGACCATCAGATCAGCTCACGCGCTAGGATATGAGGGCACACGCCCAATCCACCCCCAGGGGTCTTTTAGACCCGGCATGCGTCCCAAGGTGGTCTGGGCCTGATGGGCGTAAATAATAGCCCCCCCACAAAAAATTTTTCAAAAAATTGACAATACCACACATTTTTGCGGATACCCATTTTAAAAAACACTCCCACCCCTATACACCCCAAAAATAAAAATTTTCAAAATTTCTTGACGTTTCACGTGGAACAATATACTATTGGATTATCAGAGCGTAAACCCGCGGCCCTCTGACCGCTAAAAAGGAGATTATATGTCGACGGCGCCAAAGTTTATCAGCATCAAGTGTCATGGAGAGTTTTATGCCAGGGAAGGGCAACTCAAACTTCTCAAGCGTTTTGAAGAAACGGTCAAAGCGCCGTCTCTCGGTTTCTTTTCCCAGACTAATACACGGTACACAGGCACGGACGATGAAGGCAAGTTGATGTTCAAGGACACAGCTTTTATCAATGTCCGTGGTGTTCTTAAGAAAAAGCTCCTTCCGATCATATTACAAAATAAATATCAAGGTCAATTCGTTCGTGTGCGTGGTGTCACGATCGATGAGATTTTTGCACCGGAGGGTGAATATCTCGATCTTCCGATCAATTTGATGTCGATCGCGCAACTTGCCGTTTTGATCAAGCAGCGCAATATGCCGCTCGATCCCAAGTCTTATATTAATGTGGACGAGCTTCGGACAGATGTGGTGGAGTATTTAGAAGATCCAGACGTGTTTAAGCGCAATTATGAGCGCAAGAGCAAGAAACGTGCGGAGGAGCGTGAGTTCATGTCTCTTAACGATCTTCTGCCAGCGCAGCAGGACGTGCCGTTTGCAATACCGATCCCGAAGTCTCTGCAAGAAGCGGCGCAAAAAGTTGAGAAGGCCTCAAAGCCAAAGGGCATTACCGCTACTGCTACCGCACAAACGGCGCCTGAGCCTTATTAAGTATGTCAGAGACACCTATTGTCTATGACCCGCATAAACCCGTTGCCTATGTTGGCGGCCAAGTTATTCCCATAGGCAAGCGGGCGGTTACGGCTGCAGAACTTGTCCAAGGGCTTCAAGCCGCGATCTTGATGCCGTATGAGGGCAACGACCCTAAAAAACAAGGGTTGACCAAAAAAGAGGCGATGGAGGTAGAGTTAACCAATCAGGCGGCGGATGGTAATCTCTCAGCTATGGCCATGTATCTTGATCGCACGCTTGGTAAACCGCTCCAGCAAGTTCAATCCCTTAATGTTTCCGCGTCTTGGAAAGAGTTTTTGGATACATTGATGGCTAATGCCCGGGATCCTAAGCCGCCGATCGAGGCGGTTGTCGAGACAGAGGAGGCACCGTTTTGATTGACTTGACACCTTTTAGGCCAGAACAACGTGAGTTTTTGACTAGGCTAGCTACGGATCTGCCTTTCTGCGCGGCTAATTGCTTCCAAGTTGTCGATAAACAGGGTCTCCTTGTCCCTTTTGTATTTAACCAAGCCCAATGGTATATCCACAACCGGATCGAGGCCCAAAGGCGGCGTACAGGCAAAGTACGGGCGGTTATAATCAAAGGCCGACAAGAGGGCTGTACCACTTACACCCAAGCTCGATATTTCCACAAAACCTTGTTTGTGCCTAACCAGGCCGCCTATATCTTAGCTCACCAAGCAGAATCGACACTCAAGATTTTTAGCATGACATCTCGGTTTTACGATAATCTGCCTAAAGTGCTTCAATGCCCAAAGAGTAAAGACACAGAGAAATCGATGACGCTTGAGCAGGGGTCGTCCTACACAGTCGGTACCGCCGGCTCATCACAAGTCGGCCGTGGTATGACGGTTCAGCTTTTTCATGGCTGTCTTGAGAGCGAGACGCTTGTAGTATTGGCGTCGGGGAGGGTGAAGAAGATCAAAGATATTACCCCCGGCGACATGGTTCGGACACATACAGGCGTGATAGCCCCTGTTACATTCAGCAGTCAAACAAAGCAAGAGTGTCTCAACATCACCGTCAAAGGGGTTCAACAGTTTCCCCTCGTGGCGTCTTTTGGTCACAGATTTTTAACCGACCGCGGATGGCTTGAGGCAAGGGAACTTCGGATAGGAGATAAGATCGCTCATCCAGTCCCTCAGATCACAGGGCAAGTTACATCACTCCCCTTTGCTCTGCCCGTTGAACCCGCGCCACATCACGATCGTCGCCCTCTTGAAGTCCCGGAACGGATTGAGTTGACGTATGATCTTGGGCGGCTTTTTGGTTTGTATCTCGCGGAAGGGAGCATAAGTGGTCAGGGTAAACTCAAACGCCCGTCTAGAACAATTTTTACAGTTCACGAGCGAGAAGTTGAACGAACGCTTGTTTGGCTTGAGCATTTCAAGGGGTATATTTCGAGTGTCACGCCGAGGAAGAAGGGAGCATCAAAAGCCGTAAATGTTGAAGTTCACGGGCGGGCCTTCGCCTCACTTCTTGCTAAGTGTTGCGGGAGGACAGTTAATAAAGGCCTTTCTGAATACTGGCATCAATGGCCAAAAGAGTGTCTGAAAGGTGTGCTTCACGGGTACTTAAGCGGCGATGGCCACGCAGAGCAAGGAACAAGGAGAATTTCGGCTCCCTCAATCAGGGAGGCTATCACATTCCAAATGCGAGACATCGCCGCGGCTTTAGGATACGGGTGGGCGTCGATGGGGTATAACCCTCCGGGTTTGCGGAATGGCCGAGTTGAACAGGCACAGTATATATTTAGGCTTACGGGAGAGGGGATTGACAGGCTTTGCCCGGAACTTGGGTGGGCGACGATTCCTAGGAAACGGGTGGGGTCTTATGGGGATATACGGATAGAGAGTGGTGCCGCTTGGCTTCCTATTCTTAAGATTACAGATGCGGGGGAGAAAGAAGTCTTTGATCTTGAGATTGGGCACGCCGATCACACATACTTCACAGTCCATGGTATCTCGCACAACAGTGAAGTCGCGTTCTATGAGAATACAGAAGAACTCTCAACTGGGTTGATGCAAACGGTCGCTGATCTTCCCGGAACCGAGATGATACTCGAATCCACCGCCAATGGCCCAGGAAACTTCTTTTACAACAAAGTTATGCAAGCCGCAGCCGGTAGAGGGGATTTTGAGCTCATATTCGTACCTTGGTATTGGATGAACGAGTACGCGGTTCATTTTACTTTGACAGAAGCAGAGCTTACAGACAAAGAACGGGAGATGTTAGCGGTATATTCAAAGGATCCCGTTCATCCGATGACGATAGCCAATATCGCCTGGCGGCGTAAGAAGATAGTCGAGTTCGAGGATAAGGAGTGGAAATTCCAACAAGAGTACCCTTGCAACGTCCAGGAGGCGTTCATCCATGCGGAAGAAAGGTTCTTTGATCTCAAGGCGCTCTACGCTGCAAAAGCCAGACAAGGTAAACCCAACAGAGACAAACCTCTCATCATTGGTATTGACCAAGGTAGAACCGGGGATGATACCGAGATCGCGCGTAGACAAGGCAATGTAATCTTCCCTGTCGAGACTATCCCGGCTGACGACGGACAAGAAAGAGATATGCGCCTGGCGGGACGTGTTGCAAGAATTATTGAGGCGGAAGCCCCGGACCAAGTGTTTGTGGATACAACGAATGAACACGGGGCTGTTGATCGTTTACACGAACTTGGATATCGCAAAGTAGTTAAAGGTGTGCATTTTGGTATGCACGCGACTGATCCTACGCGTGTTCGTAACAAACGAACCGAGATGCACCTTGAGTTTAGGGATTGGCTGGCTAATCCTGACAGTGTTATTCCCGACGACCAAAAATTGATCGCAGAGTGCGGCGCGATACCGAAAGAAAAAGAAACATCAAATAACTTGCAATATTTAGTTGGAAAGGATATTATAAAGGCAGAGTTAGGGTGGTCTCCAAATAAGTTGGATGCTGTCGTCCTAACGTTCGCATATCCTGTTCGGAAGCGTACTATGCCCGATGGTCACGTCGCCCAAAGAGCCCAAAACAAAGTCAAGAAGGCTGGCTTACAGCCGCAACTATCGACCTTGAAAGGGGTGCGCTGATGGGGTTCAAACTAAGCAAGATTTTCAAATCAGTAACAAAAGCCTTCGATCCGCTTCTTCCTGAAAGCGCAAAGAAACTCGGAAATAAAGTAGGGGGCATTGTTGGGGTTCAACCTTTTGCAACGCAAGATAATTCTTCGGCCTCTCCGGCTCCAGCCCCCGCCCCCGCCGCTCTTGATATTTCTTCTCTCACTGATGAGCAAATGACCGCAGAAGCTCAGAAGCGTATGGCTAAACTCGGCAAGTATTTTACCTCTCCGCTTGGCGTCTTATCTAGCGCGTCAACAGGAAGTCAGAGAACTTTCTCATGATAGACATCCAATCTATTCTCAAAGAGCACTCGTCGCTTAAAGCTCGTCGCGCTCCGTGGGAGAGGATGTGGGAATTGATCGCTCGGTATGTTCTCTCGCGCAAGCAGGGATTTACAACGGAGCTTACCGCCGGCGATTTTGTAACGCATGGCGATGTTTATGATGATACGGCCATTCGTGCGCTAAACATCATGGTCTCCTCCCTCATTGGTGCGCTATGGAAAAACGGGGCCAGAACCTTCAAACTTGTCAAGCCTGCCCAGATCGCGGACACTAAGTTAGTTAAAGACTTCTACGCCGAGGTTAACCGTCGAGTTGTGTATCATATGGAACACCAGAAGGCGGGTTTTGATGTTGCGTACCAAGAATATATGCTCGAGGACGGGGCCTTTGGTACGGCGGGTATTGGAGTTTTCCCTGCTAAACCGGGGAGCGAGAACCTTGTCGAATACCAAGCGTGGACGCTTAAATCCATGTGTGTTTGTGAGGGCGCGAGTGGATATGTGAACAAGGTATTTTATGAATTTGATTTCAATGCCTTTCAGCTTGTTGAAGAATATGGCGATAACGCAAGAACGGATGAGGTGAATGCGTCGCTTACGGCGCTAGACTACGACAAGAAATATCGTGTTCTTTGGGTTATACGCCCGCGTGATAAGTATAATCCGTCGGTCGAGAACAACCTCAATATGCCGTATGAGTCACTGCATATTTTGGTTGGGCCTAAGACCCTCTTAAAAGAGAGTGGTTTTCAAGAGATGCCGGTCAAGGTCGCACGCTTCTATAAGAACAGAGACGAAGAATACGGCCGTTCTCCCGCGATGGAAGCGTTGACTTCAATCGTCTCTTTGAATGACTTTGCAAAACTTGAGATCATCGGTACAGAAAAGATCGTGAAGCCTTCGATGTATTTGCTTGACGACGGATCTTTCGGACAGGGCGTGTTGGACACTTCTCCGGATGGCTTGACCGTCTTGGATATGTCCTCTCGTGTTACGAGTGCTTCGCCCATCGGAACTGTCGGAGCGGTCGGTGATCTCAACTATATTGGAAAGATTAGCGAGCGTCTCGTTAATCAGATCATGTCACATTTCTTCGTTGATCGTCTCCTCGATCTTAATAATAACACCCGAATGACGTTGGGCGAAGCGCAGATCAGGAACGAAATGAGGTCAGAGTCCCTCGGAGCAATCTACAACCGACAAATCAAAGAAGGGTTGACACCAATCATCGAGCGGACGATCAACGTTTTATTTGATACGGGAGAACTCGGCGTTACGGAGGGATCGGACAAGCACAAGATGCTTCTTGCCCAGGGTAAGGACCCTCTTATTATTCCGTCCGAGGTAGTTGAAGCGCTGATGAAGGGCGAGGATTTCTATACTATCGAGTATATCTCCCCGGCAGCGCGTGTGTTACGTAGCGAGGAACTCCGCGGGGTCATGAACACATGGCAGTTTGCCGCAACTTACGCGGCAGTCGAACCCGAGTTAATGCTTAAATTAAAGAAAGAGAGATCTATTGAGCTCGTCAATGAATTAGGCGGCGGGTCAAGCGATATTCTCTATTCTAAAGAGGAGTTTGAAGAGGCTGTCGCCAACTTCCGTGAAGCACAGGCTGTGGCAGCGCAACAGAAACTCGCCGCGAGTCAAGCAGACATAGCGGCTAAGCAAGGCGCGGCTAATCAACAGCAAGCGCAAGCCGAAGCTACTGCCCAAGGGGCGGGGCTTGCGGGGCAATTAGCTTAACGACACAGAGGATAATATGCAAATGGACGAAAAGACTAAGCAGTTGCTTAAGCAGGAAGAACTTAAGCAGAAGCATTTAGACGATTATCGAAAGTTTCGTATCGCCATCAACGCTATCGCCAAAGACCCCAACGGCGAGATAGTTCTTCGCCACATAGCCAAAATCAGTGGTTTCTTCAAATCGTCTATCGTCCTTAAAGGCGGCGGTGGAGTTATGAATGGGGTCGATACGGAAGGTATGCTGGTCAATGAAGGGCGCAGGGCTCTTTATTTAGACTTACGTCGCCCTATGAGCGACGAGGTACGCAGACTAATCGAAGGAAAAGGCCAAGGAGAAGAGAATGATTAGACTCATGAGAGATCCCGATCCGTCAGGAGCGCAAGGGGGCAACGGAACAGCGACAATTACGCCTGAACAGATTAACGGGCTACAGGGGGACGCGTTTCGTAATGTACTCCCGGAGAGTGTTCGCACCCAGACTTGGGTTAAAGATGTTAACAGTTTCGGGGACTTTGTTAAGAAAGCAGAAGGCGCGCAGGCGCTTATCGGGCAGAGGGCAGTCCCTTTGGAGACGGATCCGGCCGAGAAGTGGAACGCCTGGTTCGCTCAGATCGGCCGACCAGAAAAGCCGGAGGGCTATTTAGCTCCCGAGAAAATTGAAGGTGTCCCCGACGACTATGTTAAAGGGGCGGTCGAGACGGGAGTCTTGAAGCAGATTTTTCATGCAGCGGGATTGAACGGTGTTATGGCAAAGAACGCGATGTCTCTTTTGATCAAACACGCGTATACGGCGGAACAGGCTGAAACAACAGCGGCGGAAAAAGCAAAGGCTGAGGCAACGGCAAAGGCCGAAGCTGAACACAACGCTTTTATGGATAAGACTTTTGGCAAGGACCGCGGGGCCATTACCGAGAACGGGAAGAAATATCTTGCCACCGTTTTGACCCCCGAGCTTGCTGCGCTTATCCCCAATATGACGGATAAAGAACTTGGTGTTGTCTTAGCAATAACCAACTCAGTGGCTAAGAAATTCGGGCAAGAAGATAGTTTCCGTGGTATGCCGGGCTCGGGCTCGGGTTCAGGGGCCGCTGACACGGTTGAGTCGTTGTCCGCGCAGATGAGAGAAGTTATGGGGCAGAAGGAATATCAGGATCCGTTTCTGAACCGTAATAAGCACGCCGAACTCCTGGCGAAGATGCAGACAATTAGAGAGAGGCTGAAAAGATTACAAAATCCCTCTTGACAAATCAGGTTAAGAAGGTAAAGATGTAAATAGAAAGCGTCCGGTGGTGGATAAGCCGGGTATCGCGAGGGTTACTCGAACGTAAACGTCCGGGAAGTTGAGCCGGGTATCGTCCATCGTGAGAGCGGTTAAGTAAATCGTTTTCAATAAAATGGAGGTACCTATGAGCTGGGATACAGTTCAGATTACAGAGTTCAATGCAGCTCTGGACGTCCAGGAACAGCAGATGACAAGTCGTTTGCTTCCGTTCGTCAAGCGTGTTTCTATCAACGGCGACAATTTTGCTTACGATGGGATCACGGAAGTTCAGTCTTATCGCGCTAATGGCCGCAACCCGGACATTCAGCCCACCCAGGCAAGTTTTACCCGTCGGAAACTTTCTCGTGAACGTGTGGTCGTGACTCTCGAAGTCGATGCCCGCGATGTTCGTGGGATGCTCACCAATCCTAATGCGGACCTTGCGAAACTCTGCATTGCCGCAGTTGAACGTGAAACAGATCGTATCATCTATGACGCGCTGTTCTCGTCTGTGTACACGGGCCGCAATTTTGCGACGACCGTTACGTACACAACGGACGGCGTTGTGTCTGTTGATGCCACGACCGCGTTGACGTATGAGAAGCTTCTGGAGATCAAGGCCAATTTTATCGATGCTGAAGTCGGTAATGAAGGGGGTCTCTCGGTTGCTCTCGGCATCACGGGCGACGAGCACACGGATCTGATGAGTGAAGTTGAACTCACCAGTGGCGATTATACTGGCCAGTATGCGATCGAGGCCGGTGTTATTCGCAAAGCTCTTGGGATGGACTTGGTTGCGTTCGGTGCGGGCGTGACGGATCCGATCTTGGAGACGGTTTCTTCTGAGCGTATTTCTTTCGCGCTTGCGAAGAACGGGGCGGTCCTCGGCATTTCTCAGGATCGTAAGGTTGAAGTCAAGGATCACCCCTTAAAGGTTGAAACTTCGATTATCAACGTCATTAAGGAGTTAGGTGCTGTTCGCACCGCGGGCGTGCGTGTTCAGCGCATTCGCTTGACTCCCTAACCATAGGCTTACTAATTGAAAGGAGCCTTTTATGGCAGTTGTTAACGCTTATGTTACAACGAATGCGGGCGGTGTGGCGTGCAATGTGGACGTCGCGGCTCGTTTTTCGGGTGGTATTGTCAAGTGCATCCCCTTTTCTTTTGAAGTGGCTGCGGCTGATGATAATGCTTCGATCTATCGCATTGGGCAGGTTTCTCCCTATGCGATACCCCTGTCGCTTCAGCTTTACAGCGATGCGATCGCGGGCCCGGCGGATGCGCAGTTTGGTGTGTACAAACCGCTGGATCTCGGCGGTGCAGTTGTGGACGTGGATAACCTCGCGGTGTCCGTTGACATTACAGCGGGCAAAGCGGTTATCACGGAAATGCTCATCCCGACGGGTCTTAATCAGGATGAGGTTGGTAAGAGCATTGGCGCTATCGCGGGTATTGCTGATGCCGACATGAAGAAGTACGGCACCTTGGATCTCGCGATTACGACCCCGACAGGCGTTACGGCTGCGGGTACGATCGCCGGGTTCTTCTGGTTCGTTGATGGCGTGTAATTAAAAACCGGGGGCAGGATTATGAGTACAGCACTTTCTGGCGTTGATATTTGTAATCTTGCCCTCGATCTTTTAAGGCAGCAAGAAAAAGTCGAGGACATTGAGAACCCCGAGAGCGATACGGAAGGTATGTGCGCCCGTTGGTATGATGTTACTCGCCGTTCAGTTTTACGGGCTTTCCCGTGGAATTTTGCGCGTAAGAGAGCAAATCTCTCACTTAATAACACATCCCCCGGTTTTGGGTACCCTAACGCGTACAATCTCCCAAACGATTATCTCGAACTTGTTTTTGTTGGGGATAATTACGATGCTGACTATGATACAGATTATGCCGTCGAAGGCGGCCAGCTCCTTATTGATAACGACAGCGGAGCGACAATAAATATTTGTTATATCCAGGATACTAAGACCGTTGCAAAATACGACGCACTGTTTGTCGATCTCCTTGTTGCGGAATTAGCCCTCCGATTTGCAAATAGTTTGACTGGTGTTAATAAGAGCATGAAAGAGATTAAGGCTTGGAGAGACGATGTGCGAGGGCAGGCGCGGACAAAGAACGGCCAAGAGAACCCGATCAAGCGTCGGGAGGTCAGCCCGATCATTACAAGACGACAGGCTGTTTGTAGCGGGAGTTCAACGTTCGACGGGACTCATTTACTCTCATGATATCCAATCAAGCCTATGTAAATTTTGCCTCCGGCGAGCTTTCCCCGAATGTTTGGGCGAGAACCGATAGGCCTTTTTACACAACCGGTCTTGAGATTATGCGGAACTTCTTTCCGCTACTTACCGGCGGAGCGTTTTTTCGCCAAGGCTTTCGCTTTATTAACCACACAAGATTAAATCAGAAGGCGTTTTTGCTAGCGTTTGAGTTTAATGACGAGCAGGCGTACGTTCTTGAGTTCACTAACTTAAAGATGCGGGTCCTAAAAGACGGGGGGAACGTAGTAGAGTCTGCAAAGACGCTCACGGGGATCACGAAAGCATCCCAGGGTGTAGTTACCAGTGTTGCCCACGGCTTTCTCGACGGAGACGAAGTTTATTTCTCCGGTATTATCGGGATGACAGAACTTAATGGGCAGTTCGTAATTGTGTCCGACAAGACGGCAGATACGTTTAAGATGAAGGATCAAGATGGTGCGTATATTGATACCTCGACATTTACGACGTATTCTTCCGCCGGCGCCGCGGCCAGGGTCTATGAGATAACGACTCCATACGCTGAGGCGGATCTCTGGCAATTAAAAATGGCACAGACTGCAGACCTTGGGTATATCTGCCACCCAAAATACGAGCCGATGAAACTTGCGAGAACTGGCCATGCGGCATGGACATTAACCACATACCCCCGCACCTCAGACCCTTTTATTGGGGCGACGAAAAACATTACAGGAGCCACCCAGGCTAATCCGTGCGTCTTGACGGTCACGTCCCATGGGTATACTACAGGACAGCGTATCCGAGTGGCTTCTGTTGTTGGGATGACTGAGCTAAACGGGAAAAGCTATTATATTACTAAGCTTACTGATAATACTTTTAGTCTCCAAACTCTCGCGGGCGTAAATGTGGACTCTAGTGCGTATGGCGCGTGGAGTGCAGGTGGGACGGTCGCGTTAGAGCGTTTTCCGGGGGCCGTAGGGTTCTATGGCGGGCGATTAAATATGGGCGGGCCGGATGATGACCCCGATACTTTCTGGGGGTCTAAAGGGCCTAATACCTCAACCGGAGTGCCACAATTTGATGATTTCACCGTTGGAACGGCCGCCGGTGACGCGTATTCTTACACCATTACATCGCAGAATGGTACATCTGATCGGATCCGTTGGTTCTCGGGCACGTCAAAGCATATGCTTATTGGCACCTTTGGCGGTGTGTACAAGGCAAACGGCGGCTCTGACGGTACGCCTATTACCCCGACGGCTATTTCAGTTGCGCCTCTTTCTAGTTACGGAACGGCGGATCAGAACCCGATATTTGTAGGGAGCCAAACCGTTTATATTGAGAACGGTGGCAGGACATTGAGGTCGTTTGAATTTGATCTTCTTGGCGATAGCTATGCGGCATTCGACAAGAACTTATTAGCAGAGGAAATCACTTTTGGTGGGGTCACGCAAGTATCTTTTACCCAGGGGCGTCCTGATTTGATATGGGCGGTTCGCGCAGACGGGACGCTTCTCTCCTGTACATTCTTATCAAAAGAAGAAGTTGCAGGTTGGGCGAGACATAACCTTGGCGGCGAGGGTAAAGTATTAAGCGCAGCAGCCGACTATCAAACAGATAATTTTGATCGTCTTACTGTTTGTGTTGAGCGTACGATCAATGGCCATACCCGTCGATCCCTCGAGTATTTTGACCAAGACCCTCAAATTTTAGACGCAACGGATTATTATACGGGGGCCACAGAAGAAGCAAGCGATACATTAGTTTATAAAAATCTTACGTTTGAGAAGCAGAAAGAGTTTGTCCGTTTGGATAGCGCCTTAATACTCGACACAACTCAAGCATACACCCTCACACTGTCAGCAGTCACAGGGACAACGGTCACGGCTATTGCTGGCGGCAACGCGTTTGCGGCTACGGATGTCGGGAAATACATATTTGTCAAATATCTCACGGGTCTTGAGACCGGAGTAGCCAAGATCACGGGGTTTACTTCGGCTACACAAGTAACGGTTCAAGTTCTCCAAGATTTTTCTAGCGTCAGCATTGTAACGGGCGGATGGTATTTACTCACCTCGACAGTTCGAGGACTCGGGCATCTTGAGGGTGCGTCAATCGGCGTTGTTACCGACGGTGGCGTCCATGCAAACAAGACAGTCACAAACGGGGCAATCACTCTTGATTATCCTGCTCGTTACGTTATTGTGGGGTTTAAGTATCTTGGCGTCGGCCGCTCCCTTGATCTCGAATTTGGTGCACAAATAGGTATTGCGCAGGGACGCCCGCGTAATGTGCAGCGTCTCATCTTCAAGTTCCGAAACACGATGGGCGGAAAGTTCGGAACGTCTGAACGCACCCTCTATAAGGTCTCCGCTCTTGCGTACCGTAAAGCCGGCGACTTTTTAGACCGACCCCCGCTTTTATTCAGCGGCATAAAAGAGCCGATCAATTACGATAATTGGGGTGTGACTAAGCATTTTTATTTTGTACAAGATGAGGCGCAGCCTATGACCGTATTAGGTGTTGTTCCTCTTATGGATGTGACAACAGAATGATAAAAGACCTTACTCTTCCAACGCCTGAGATGCGCGATATTATAGCCGAGTTTGAGGCTATCTTAGCGCGGCATCCGAACGCGACTTTTGGGGATACGGAGAACCTTCCGGTTGAGCATCTTTGGGGCGGCGGAACTTGTATCCGTCAGATGTTCTTACCAAAAGGCACCGTTGTGGTGGGGAAGATCCATCGTCATGTGCACCCAAACTTTTTAATGCAGGGCGAGGTTATCGTTATAACGGAGGGCGGTGGCCGGCAGCATATTAAGGCTCCACATTCTATGATATCAGAAGCGGGAACAAAACGCTGTGTCTATGCAATAGAGGATAGCATTTGGGCCGTAGTCCATGTTACAGAGGCAACCGATCCCGTTGCCCTAGAGGCCGAAGTAATCGCCCCGTCATATGAGGCGCTTGGGTTTGAGACATTAAAGAAAGTAGGTGCCTAATGGTGTGGGCAGCGACAGCAATAGCTGCGGGTACGGCGATATATAGCGGTGTCTCGGCTAAACAGGCCGCTAATAAACAGGCCAAACTTCAAAAAGAGCAAGGAGCGCTACAACTTCAGGAAGGGCTTTTTGAGGCGGGGAGAGTTCGAGATGAAGGATACAGGTTTAGCCAAGAACAGATGATGCAGTATATTGGCGCGGGAGTTGAGATCAAGGGCACACCGCTTCTGGTTATGGCAGAGAGTGTTGCTAAAGCGGAGGAAGAAGCCAAAGCAACAGAGCGTCGTGGTTATGCGTTAGAAAATTTTGCGGCGCAACAGGCAAAGATCACAACAAGTCAAGGCCGTGCGGCGTTAATCGGATCCATAGGGTCGGCAGTTGGAGCGGGTTCAGGAACCTACAAGGCGCTTAAGTAAGAGGCAGATATGGGCAAGATAAGTCAATGGCAGTCAAGACAGTTAGCGTCAAGTGCTGTCGGTGTTCCGTCTCAAGATAGAAGCGGAGAGATTATTGCTCAGGGGCTCCAACAGGGGGTTCAGGGTATTGCTTCTGTCCTTGGTGAGCGTAAGGCGCTAGCGGATGACTTAGCCGCGGACGTCCATATTGCGGAATACTCGATGGCTTATGGCGAGGCTAAGGGTAAGGCGATGACGCTTTATCGGGATAAACCTGAAGCGCTTCCCAAGACTGTTCATGACCACGGGCAGAAGTTGATAGAGGATTTTTCCTCGAAGATGGAGCCGGGGGTTGCTGAGAACTTTAGACGAAAAGCGTCGGCGTTCATTACTAACGACACCTCAAATAGTTTGTCTTGGGCGAGGCAACGCGATCAGGAGATCATTGTCGGGAATATCCAAAAGGGTTTTAATAATCTCGAACTTGCGTCTCAGAATGCTAAGGATCCAACGACCTTAAAAAATGTTCTTACCGCGATCGACAACCATGCGGTTAAAGCACAGAATTTTATTGATTTTAATTCCGCCAATACGCTAAAAGATCGAACAACTAAGGCGGCTAAGGACAACGCTATCCAAGGGCTTATATCGGTAAGCTCGAAACAGGCAGTCCAAGCTCTTGAGTCAGGCGAGTATCTTAAGAACGGTGCGCTTACCCCCTCTGAGAATAGTGCATATTTGAGAGTCGCTAAAACAGCGGCAATTACGGATGCGTCGATCGAGCAGTACCGGTCTATCTATTCTTCAGGCGCGCAACTTTCCGATATGGCAACACGCCTAGGAGAGGGTACATTGTCTATTAGCGAGATCAATTTGCAGCTTGAATGGGCAAAACTCCACGAGAATGATACAGACATCAACGGGGAGAAAGTTATTCCAGATGGACACATTACGGGCCTTGAGAGTTTGAGAGATATTGCGCTGAAGCAAGATTATCGTCCGGCGGCGCAAAAAGCTTCTGACTCTTTAGTCGCCCGCAAAGAGTGGGAAACACACTGGACGAAGATTTTAATGGACAAGCCCGCCAAAGGCGCTAAAGGGTATAATGACGTTATTGGTACATATGCTAAAGCGCTTAAAGCTTATCAGAATGGTGTACTCTCGGACAAAGATTTTGCTACGGCCAAGAAAATCTTAGACACTAAACTTCGCGCCTCCGCTAAAGGTAAGCCACAGGCCAGTTTGGGCGAAGCTCTCGAGAATGCTGCGACTAAGAGGTTGAATTTCTGGGAGGCCTGGGATAAACAGGAGAGTATTTATGACCAGGGTTACCGGTTAATAGGGGAGAAATTTAAGAACCGCACGGATCTCTCGGCTGCCGATCGTCAGCGTCAAGTTGAAGATCTGCTTGTTAAATACACGGAGCACGTCGATAACATGACGGAAGAACAGCGCAACTCTATTCAGAACACAGAGAAAGCGGCGAAGGATATTCTCGAGGGCACGGAGAAGGACGGTAAGATCAGTCAAGGACTTTTTGATCGTTTGATGGTGATTAAGACCGCGGATGGAGCAATATACCAAAGAGGCCAAATTATTCAAAGAAATGGCGGGGCTTTTTTAGTAGATTTGGACAAGACAACGGGTAAACCGATATTCCGTCGAGTAAAGGTTAAATAGTGGCCGAATACGAAATTCTCCAAGACTCTGCACCTTTGACGGAAGAACAGATGAAC